TTTCGTTGAGCTTGAAGAGATCTGGGAAGAATTAGCTAACTTAGCTAATACGATTGGTCAGATGACGCAGCTGCAGCAAAGAGTTGCTTTAGTTGAGAATGATTTGAAGTATATTAGCCGTGATCACAAAGGGATTTTGGAGATGAAAGGTGGTATGAAATGACATACAAACTTGGAAACCGTAGCAATGAGCGGCTTGAGGGCGTTGATGCTTCTCTACAAGCCGTTGTCCGAACAGCCATTGGAATAAGCGAACAGGACTTCAGTGTGATTTGCGGGCTAAGAACTCGCAAGGAGCAGGAAGCGTTGGTCGCTAAAGGTGCTTCGCAGACCATGAAGAGCAAGCATCTGGGCGGTTACGCCGTTGATTTAATGGCATATATTGACGGGGGCAGATGGGAATTGAATCTCTATGATGAGATTGCAGACGCCATGAAGACTGCCGCCAAGGATTGCGGTGTCAAACTTCGTTGGGGCGCCGCTTGGCATATTGATGATTTTGGGGCCTATGAAGGGACTGCAGAAGAAGCTATGAATGAGTATGTAGACTTACGTCGATCACAAGGCCGTCGTCCATTTATCGATGCGCCTCACTTTGAGATAATGGAGTAGGAGAGAGAAAATGCCGGCACCAAAGAAATCCCTTCGTCCGAAGGCTAGAAAATCCATTTACGGTGAGCCCGAAGGCAGCACTCAACACCCTAGTGGTTTAAATATGGACGAGAGAATGAAGCCTATGCGACCGAAAGCGCGTCCAGATTCTGTTATGGAACGTGGCGCTGTTAAACGCGGTAACAACGAGGCTAAACGCCGTTCTAAAGAGACTAAGCTGTTTAGTTATGGTGGAGACGTAAAGTATAAGGATGGAGGAAAAGTTTTTCCTGACTTAAACAACGACGGAGAGGTTACTCGTTCGGATATTCTAAAAGGCCGTGGAGTGGAAGGTTTTTACCAGGGTGGCGATGTGCGTTCGAACCCTAAGCGCGGAAAGTGTTACTAATGGTTAACGTTATGATTAGCATTCTTCCGGACATGCCGGGCAACCTTCTAGAAGACATTGAGGAGGTAGATACAGACGACATCTGCCCTCTTGCCACACAAGACGAGACTATTAACGAAGAGAACCGAAACATTGCAGTTGCGTCACACAACTATCGTGGCCCTAATACAAGCACTGCGTTTCGGAACGACGAATCTTGCGGGTCTTGTGTTTTTTATGATGTGTCTGACGAAACGCTAGAGTGCATTGGGGACGAATCTGGCAAGCTGGGTTATTGTCGATCTTTTGACTTTGTGTGTATGTCTAAGAATACATGTGACATGTGGATGGAAGACTACAAGGACAATATGTGATGGACCTTGTAGATTTAGCGCATCACTTGTATAGAAAAATAGAAGAGCGCCAGAACGACATTTCTGATGCTCTTTCTCACGGTGCTGTAAAGGACTGGGAGCAGTATAAAATGTCTGTGGGCGAGATACGGGGCCTCTCGTTTGCAAGAGACGAAATTAAGGCCCTGCTGAATGGATACGTAGACGATGTCGAAGACACTTTATCTTCCTGACCACGTTGCGCAGAAAATTAACAAAGGAAGGGAAGAGGCGAAAGCTGATCCTGATACTTTGAAAAGCGCATATGTTGACTCTAGTCAACGGGTTTTAGACCCTACCCTCTTAGAAAAACCTTTGCTTGAACGACTCCCGCAACCTACTGGTTGGCGGGTTTTAGTTATGCCGTACCAAGGCAAATCTAAAACATCGAGCGGGTTGTACATTCCCGATGAGATTCGGGAGCGTGAAAGCGTAGCTACAGTCGTGGCGTACGTTATGAAACTTGGGCCATTGGCATATAAAGACCCCGACAAGTTTGGGGATTGTGAGCCGTGGTGCAAAGAAGGCCAGTGGGTATGCATTGGTCGTTATTCTGGTTCTAGGTTTAAAATTGATGGCGGGGAGGTCCGCATCATTAATGACGACGAAGTCATTGCCACCCTTTTAGAACCAGATGACATTAAACACGTTTGAGGATAGCGTTATGGCAGAAGAAAACATGGAAGAGCAGGAGATTGTTGTTGAAACGGAAGATACTTCGGAAGAAGTAGAAGATTCCGTATCACTTGAAAGTTCTCCAGAGGAGCCGGCAAAAGAGCAGAGCTCCGATGAGTTAGAGTCCTACAGCAAGAATGTTCAAGGTAGGATTAAAAAACTGACGGAAAAATACCGTCAGGAGGAACGAGATAAGGCAGAGGCCGTTAGGTTATCTCAACAGCTTATTGAAGAAAACAAAAAGCTAAAGTCTCGTGTTCAAAATTTGGATAGTGGTTACTTAAACGAGTACAACAACAGGCTTCAGTCTCAAGAGACCACTGCAAAAGAACTTTACCGGCAGGCTTACGAGTCTGGCGATACAGACAAGATGATAGAGGCTCAACAGCTAATATCCAATCTGGCTGTTGAAAAACAGAGGTACACTGCTGCTAAGTCACGTGCAGAGTCTGAGGCGAAACTGCAAGTTGAACGGCAAAAGGCGCCACAACAACAGCAGCAACAGCAACAGGCCGCTCCACCGGTAAAACCGGATCCTAGGGCTGAGAAGTGGGCAGGCAAAAACGATTGGTTTGGTAACGATAGGGTCATGACGACCGCAGCGTTTGCTATTCATCAGCAACTCGTCGAGGACGAAGGGTTTGACCCAATGACCGATGAGTACTATACTGAAATCGATAGCCGCATGCGGACAGAATTTCCGCATAAGTTTCAAGCGGCTAAAAAATCGGGTGGGGGAAGCCAGGTCGCTTCTGCTAGTTCCTCCGCATCCCGCAGTGCAAAACAGGGGCGCAGGTCGGTCAAGTTATCGCATTCACAAGTCGCAATAGCAAAAAAACTTGGCGTACCTCTCGAAGAATACGCTAAGTTTGTGAAGGATTAAAAAATGGCAGACACTAGAACTCCGCGCAAGAGCGCGACACGCGAAACAGAAACGCGCAGAAAACCCTGGGCACCGCCCAGTCACCTTGCCGCACCATCCGCACCTGATGGGTTCGTACATCGATGGATTCGAGTCTCAATGCGAGGCGAAGAAGATAAGATGAACGTAAACGCTAAGTTGCGTGAAGGTTGGGAACCCGTTCGCAAGGACGAGTATCCAGATTACGAGGCCCCTGTTATCGACGATGGTCGTTATGAGGGCGTTATAGGTCAAGGTGGCTTAATGTTGTGCCGTATACCTGAAGAAACAGCCGCTGAAAGAACTGCATATTACGGGGGCAGGACCCGCGAACAGATGACCGCTGTAGATCAGGACCTTATGAAGGAACAACATCCTTCAATGCCGATTCAAAACAATCGGCAAAGTCGTGTAACTTTCGGAGGCCGCGAACGCGACTCCGAGTAATTTAGAGGATTGCTACAATGGCAAACACTAACGGTGCATTCGGACTTCGTCCGGTTGGCGTAGTCGGTCAGGCTGCGAACACCACTGGTGCGACCGAGTATCGTATCGCCTCTGGAAACACTAACGCGATCTATCAAGGTTCTCCTGTTATCCCGCTTTCAACTGGCTTTATTGACATTGTTGGCGCGGCTGCAGGGGGAACTGTAGGTCTAGTTGGTGTGTTCTGGGGATGCGAATACGTTTCGTCGACCACTGGTGAGAAGATTTTCTCAAACTACTGGCCCGGTTCTGGCGCGGATTCTAATCATCCCGTCAAGGCTTTTGTGTATGACAACCCAATGCAAACATTTGTCATCACATCTGACGGTACATTGACAGACGAAGCAACTGCTCGTGGTCATGTATTTGCAAACGCTAACTTTGCAACAGCTACAAGTGGTTCAACAACCACAGGTATCTCTTCTGCTAAATTGGCTGTAAGCACTATCGCTGTCACCGCTGCGCTTCACTTGCGCATCATGGGGATTCAGGACGACCCTGAGAACCAAGACTTCACTGCGGCTGGCGTTCCATTACTTGTTCGACTGAATAACAGTTTCAATTCCGCTAATGGTGCGATTGTAGCTGGTACTCCTTCGACTACTGGCGTTTAAGGAGGTCTAACAAATGGCTATTTCACGCGCACAATTAGCGAAAGAGCTAGAACCAGGCCTCAACGCTTTGTTCGGTATGGAGTACTCTCGGTACGAAAACCAACACGCTGAGATTTATACAACAGAATCTTCCGATCGAGCATTCGAAGAAGAAGTGATGTTGTCTGGATTTGGCGCAGCACCAACCAAATCGGAAGGTTCTGCAATTAACTTTGACGACGCTAACGAAGCATACACTGCTCGTTACAACCACGAAACAGTAGCGTTGGCATTCTCTATCACAGAGGAAGCAGTCGAAGACAATCTTTATGATCGTCTTGGTTCACGTTATACTCGTGCTTTGGCTCGTTCAATGGCTCACTCAAAGCAAGTTAAGGCTGCTGCAGTTCTTAACAACGCATTTACTGCCGGCGCAACTGCTGGTGGTGACGGTGTTGCTTTGTGTGCAACTGACCACCCACTTACTTCGGGCGGAACGTTTGCCAACGAACCATCAGTAGCTGCAGATTTGAACGAAACATCTCTTGAAGATGCTTTGATCAACATCGCAGGTTTTGTTGATGAGCGTGGTCTTAAAGTCGCATTACGCGGCATGAAGTTGATCCTTCCACGTCAACTGCAATTTGTTGCAGAGCGTTTGATGGTTTCCAACTTGCGTGTTGGTACAGCGGACAATGATACAAACGCACTGCGTTCAATGGGTATGTTGCCTAACGGTTATGCCGTTAACGACTTCCTCACTGATCCAGACGCGTTTTTCATCCTGACAGACGCACCTCGTGGGTTCATCCACTTTGAGCGCACACCGATGTCAACCGGCATGGAAGCCGATTTTGACACAGGTAACATGCGCTTTAAGGCTCGTGAACGCTACAGCTTCGGCTTTAGTGATCCACGTGCTGTATTTGGTTCTCCGGGCGCAGCGTAAGTTTGCACTCATCACCAAAGTTAAGGGGCGGTCTTCGGATCGCCTCTTTCTTTTTATTTAGACCTAGTATATTCTGTTGCCACTAGGGCAAACATCAGCTTTGTAGACAGGTTTCCGCCCTCCTGACGTTGCATAGACTACAAAGCGAATCCTTATGCAAAGGGTACTAAAATGGCTTCAACTACATTTTCAGGTCCAGTGACCTCAACCGCTGGTTTTGTTGGCGACATCAAAGTTCCAACCTATACTGTTGCTTCTGCTCCTTCCGCCGCTACTGCAGGCGCAGGTACACTTGTTTATGTTTCTAACGGTGCGGCTGGTTCACCTATTTTGGCCTTCTCTGACGGGACCGATTGGAAGCGTTCTGATACAGGTGCCACAATCGCAGCGGCATAGAGGGCTAGCTTATGAGTAGGTTTAAAGCACCTTCAGCAGAAGAACTCGCACGGCGCGGACTAAATCCTGATGGCTCTCCCATCAAGACAACTAAAGTTCGTGCGCGAAACGAGAACGGAACACTTAAAGCAGATGACCCATCTACGCCTGATGTAAATGAGGCGTGGACGGATGCACCTGTTAAAAAGAAACGTGTTCGTCCTCCCAAGAAAAAGGGATAAACCATGGCAGGTCCAGTAACTGCACATAATTGGGTTCAAGGCACCGCGGCAGCGATTGTTGGTCCTACCCGTTCGCGTCTTCGTCAGGTAGTTATATACGCTGCCGCAGCCGGCGCGTTCACTCTTAAAAACGGTAGCGCATCTGGGGGCACTTTGCTCACGCAGACGTTCCCTACGGGTCATCATGTTATGAACATTCCTGACGATGGCATCATTGCCTCTGAAGGTGTTTATGTCTCGGCCTTTACAGGGGCCGCAAACCAACTGACAATTATTTTGTCGTAAGAGGTTTTAATGGCTTACGATATCCGCTCCATATCACAGGTCGGAACATCTGAGCCTTTTGAGCTTCAAATGGCCCGGGGACAGATCCCGGGCCATTCCATAAGGAATTTGTTTGGCACAAACCCTGAAATAGGAACGTCGTTTGTTACGCCTTGGGAGAACAACACGGCGCTTCCGTTTCTTAGCGCAGAACAAAATCTCTCTTTTGTCAGCACTGTGGCTGGAGATGTGGATATAAAAATTTTGGTTTCTGGTGTAGATCAAAACTACGCCGAAGTAAGCGAGGTCGTGACCTTACTTGGCACGTTGCCTGTTACCACTACGAATAAGTTTTTTCGAATAAACGACATACTCACTGTTTTCGGTAATCCGGCTGGTGATGTCACTGCCTCGTATAACGCTGTGGTATATGCTAAAATTATTGCGGGTCGTGGCAAGAACCAAGCTGCGGTGTTTACGGTCCCTGCTGGGCATTCTTTTTATCTTGGTCGCATTGACGCCTTTACAGCAACATCTAACAATGACACTAAGATTATGACGTTTCGCAACCGAGTTACATACAGTGACGGTCGGGTGTTTAATGTTGCTCAGACTAACTTTGTCGAGCGTATGGATATTGCGCGTAACCTTCCGTTCAAGGTTCCAGAAAAAGCGACTATTGAGTTCCAGGTTAAGATGAGTAGCAACACTGCGGATATTGGTATCTTTAGCGACGGGGTTCTAGTTAAAG